ATTAAAGATAAGGAGCAGCTTATGTATATGTGGGAGAAAGATAGTATTAGTGGGCTGAGGAGGGGATAAATGCATTTAGATCTAGGTAGGCAGGGGGAAATTAGTTTGATGGGTAGCGCTGTGTTGATGCTGTTGATTAGTAGAGTGCAGGCTAGTAACTTAGTGGATGTTGCTGGGTTAAAGGATGTATTGTGTAGGAGGACTTTACAAAAATACATATTAGAGTTGCGGAGTAGGGAGTTTGTTGTTATGGTGGATAAGAATACTGTTATGTTATCTCCTTACAGATGCTGGAGGGAGGATAGAACTAAAGCAATAAGTACTTGGAGGATGTTGTGTATAAATTAGATAATATAGATGATGTAGATAGTACGGTAGATTCTACAGATGTACTGACTAAGGAAATGCTTATAAATACGTTGCCTGATAAGCGATTTAGGCGGCATGTGACTGACGAAATATTAGAGCTGGTTAATTCAGAGACAGATAGTGAGCTTAGAAGGGTGTTTAGAGATAACGCTTTAACTTACACTAGTGTGTTAATGAAAGGTAAACACTCGCTTTCAGCGTATGTTAATGCAGTTAAATTCGCTTCGCATAGGTTGATGGGAGATATTAACTCTATGGCGTATAAAAAAGTATTTGTAGATAGGCACGCAGTTATGCTAGCTAAGGGGTATACTTCTAGTTATATAGCTAGTTTTGCTAATAATTATGCTAATAACCCGTTGGTAGTTAATATATTGGAGAGGGCTGTAGTTCCTACGCATATACTGAATGCGGGAGTTTACCAGGAAGCTATTAATACTCAGGCTGAATTAATGCGTAATGCTAATTCTGAAATGGTTAGACAGAAAGCAGCAGAAAGTTTATTAATTAACTTAAAAGCTCCTGAAGCAACAAAAATAGCATTAGATGTATCGTATGGGCAGTCAGGTATGATTGAAGATCTTAGGGCTACTACTAAGGCTTTAGCCCAGCAACAAGTGAAATTAATTAGAGGAGGGATCAGTTCTGCTAGGGATATAGCTCATAGTGAGATTATTGCTAATAAAGTAGAAACAGAGTATGTTGAAGTACCTTCTTAATTTGTGTAGGGTAATGAATGATTAAAACAGTAGATGACTATTTGAATGAGGTGGATTATTCTGTAGATCCATTGTATGTGCCTAGTGAGTTTGCGTTAGAGTTTGTTAGCTTCCTTAAACTAGTTAATGGAGATAAAGGGGAAGAGCACAAAACTCCAGTAATGCATTATCACATGTTAGATAATATCGCTGGCAAGAAACAAAATACTGCTAATATGGCACACAGGGGCAGTTCAAAGACTTCAATATTCTCAGAGTATTTATTTTTGTATATAGCTACTTACGGAGGTATACCTGGATTTGGAGATGTGGGATTTGCTATGTATGTCTCAGATAGTGTGGAAAATGGGGTAAAGAACTTAAGAAAGAATATAGAATTCAGATGGGAGAATAGTGAATTTTTACAGCAGTATGTCCCTGAAACTAAATTTACTGATATTAGATGGGAGTTTACTAATGCCGCAGGTAAATCGTTTGTAGTTAGAGGATATGGCGCTTTAAGTGGCGTACGTGGGGCTAAAGAAATAGGACAAAGACCTACTCTGGCAGTATTAGATGATTTAGTGGGAGATTCAGATGCCAGATCCCCTACAGTTATAGCTAATATAGAAGATACTGTGTACAAAGCAGTTAACTACGCACTGCACCCGTCTAAGAAGAAAACTATATGGAGTGGTACTCCGTTTAATGCTAAAGATCCATTATATAAGGCAGTAGAGAGTGGGGCCTGGGTTGTAAATGTGTATCCAGTATGCGAAGAGTTTCCCTGCAGTAGGGAAGAATTTAAAGGCAGTTGGGAGGATAGGTTTAGTTATGATTTTGTAAAGTTAGAATATGATAATGCGGTTAAAGCAGGCAAGTTAGATACATTTAACCAGGAGCTAATGCTCAGGATTATGTCAGAAGAAGAGAGACTGATCTTAGATTCAGATGTTATTTGGTATGCTAGAAGTAGTGTAATTACTAATAAATCAGCATATAATTTTTACATCACTACTGATTTTGCTACAAGTGATCGTGAACATGCAGATTTTAGTGCAATCAATGTGTGGGCGTATAATAATAACGGAGATTGGTTGTGGGTGGACGGGATTTGCAAAAAAATGCTTATGAATGCCACTGTAGATAATTTATTTAGATTAGTTCAAGAGTACTCTCCTTTAGAAGTAGGAATAGAGATTACAGGCCAACAGGGGGGATTTATTAGTTGGATTCAAAATGAAATGACAGCAAGAAATATTTATTTTAACTTGTCAAAAGGAAAAAATGGGAATAATATTGGAATAAGACCTATTAAAGATAAGATGAGTAGGTTCCAGGAAAATGTAGTTCCATTATTCAAAATGAAAAAAATATGGTTTCCAGAAGAATTAAAAGATAGTGACGAATTAAAAGAAATGACAGTAGAATTACAATTAGCTACTGTTAAAGGTTTTAAAAGTAAACACGATGACCAAATAGACACTATATCTATGCTGGCTGAGCTAAACACATGGAAACCTAGTGAAGTAAGTGTAGAATATGATGAAGATATCCAAGCTATACCTGGAACATCTTTATGGGGTAGTGATGATACTAAAGTTAATGATAATTCATATTTTGTATAAAAAGGACTGCAATGAAAGCATCTGACTATATAAATTATTTAGTAAACGGAGAAACTTACAAATTAGCTATTCAAGATGTAGGGGATCTAGCAGTTAACCCTGCTGTTACAGCAACTACTCTGCAAAACACGAATAGACAGAAGTTTATTAACTATTTAAATTTAGCTAACCTAGCTATACATAAAAGATTCCACTTACTACAAAAACAATATGAAATAGATAATCCCACAAATGACGAGGACTACACACTGCCCGATGATTTTTTAGCTCCTGTTTACGCATACTACAATGACAATGATAAAGTAGAAATTCCCATAAAAGATACTTATAGAAAAATTGTAGATAATGTAGATACTGCTGTATCTTTACTTATACCGGAGCCATTTAAAGTAACTGTGAAAGGTACAGATACTGCTAAGGGTACCACACAAATTATTTTAGTATATGCCGCTTCTCCTACAGTGATTACTAAGGTAACTCACTCTTTAAATATAAGTAATGTGTACACAGAAGCTGTGTTAAACTATGCTGCGTACAAAGCGTACAGTGCTATTAGCGGGGATATTAAAGCAGAAAATAATAGTTACTACTTGCGTTATGAAAGCAACTGCAGGCAAATTATTACTAGTGGATTAGGTGGGGATAATGAGACAGAAACTAATAATAAATTAGTAGATAATGGATTTATTTAAAATAGTACTTGACAAGTTATTATTTATTTACTAGATTATAATTAAAAAGTATCCTCAGCGTAAAGAATGTAAATTATGGCCTATTTTGAAACAATAAACTTAGTTCAAGGGGATACTAAGCCCGAACTAAACTTCACACTGCGAGACTCTGCAACAGCAGTTGTTACTAATCCAGTGACAATATTAGATGAAGAGGATTCTTCAACTTGGAAAATTATTAATATAACTGGATATACTATTAAATTAAAATTTAAAGAATTAAATAGCGCTACTGTGCTATTCACAGAGTCTCTTGCTATAATTAGTGGTTCAGGAGGTACTTGTTCTATGATCTGGCCAGCTGATTCTTTAGATATACCTGCAGGAATATACGAAGGAGAACTCGAGCTAACTGATGGAAGTAGTAAAGTGCAAACAGTATACGATAAACTCAAATTTAAAGTTAGAGAACAGTTCTAATGAAAGCAAATTGGAGTCTCGTTTGGGAAAAACTTCAGGCAGAACTTAATTATCAAAAGGTAGCGCCAACAGTAACATATCAAGATATAGCATTAAGTATCTTGTTAGATGTAACTAGCAAAAACCAAAGAGTAATTGATAGTGTTAATTTTACAGAAGTTTTTGATCTAAACCTGGTAAGACCAGTATCTGATGAAGTAATTCTTAGTGATTCTGTAGTTAAGTATGTTATTAGAGATTATTTTGGTGATACAATACCTTTAACTGATGTACTTAATACTGCTAATCAATTTCTTAGAGATAGATTTGAAGAAATACATGCGAGTGATTTAGAATCTGCTGCGTTACTAAATACAAGTTTAATTGGTGAGTTTTTACTAAATAATGCGTTAAGTACTAGTAGTAGAGTAACAACTACCCCAACAAAGACAGACGGAGTAGATTTAGCAAGTATTTCAGATGTACTTTCGGCAGTTACGAATAAATTATTTTCAGATACTGCAAATATTTCTGATGGAACTGCAAATACTATTTCTAAGTATCTTGCTAGTGGGCTCAGCTTAGATGATTTTGCTGACATTAATAAAAGTGTAAATGGAGTTAAAGGCAATATAGCCACTATGAGTGATACAATAAGTGTATCATTAATATTATCAAGAATGTTGGGGTCAACTACACTTAACGAAATAACACTCAATTAGGAAAAATATGATTATAGATAACTTAGAACTAACCGGGGCGCTACAAATATCCCTTAATAATGAAATAGTTCATCAGTGCGATAATCTTGTAGTTACTGCAGGTAAAAACTGGGTAGCTAGCAGATTTAAAGATACTGTAGGTGGTGGATTTACTCAAAAAGCTGAAATGTCACACATGGCTTTAGGTACGGCTAATACTGCTGCTGCTGTGGGAAATACAGCTTTAGCAGCTGAAATAAGTGCAAGTAGGATAGCATTAACTACTGATGGTGGAACTGTATCAAACGCTACAGTACAATATGATGCTACCTGGTCATCATCGCACGGAGCTTATGCGATACAAGAAGCAGGTATTTTTAATGCGGCATCAGGAGGGGATATGTTAGCTAGAACAGTGTTTGCTATCATTAATAAAGGTACTGATGACACTGTAACTATTAGCTGGACTATAACTGTATCATAATTAAAGGTGTTTTATGGCTGTTAAATTTAGTAATAGTGCGCAAACTGCCCTCACAGCTAATATAGCTGCCGGGGTTACTGCCTTACCCATAACAAGTAATTCGACATTTCCTACCTTAACCAGTGATGATTGGGTTTACGTAACTATAAATAGCGAAGTTATAAAAGTAACATCTATTGCATCTACAAGCCTTACTTGCGTTGCTACGTCAAATGCGCATACTTTAGGAGATGCTGTAGAAATTAGGGTTAGTGCAGAAATGCTAACTGATATAGCTGATAACACTGTAATAGCAAATAATGCAGCCGTGG